GTGCAACTCGGATAATGTTCATTTTCTTAGCCCGCTAGGGCTAAGTGTGACCTGAACAATCTGGATAATACTAAAGTGCTTCGCACTTAATAATAGTTCAATAGTTAAGAAAAAAAGAAATAGTTCGAGCGAAAGCGAAGAACAGATGAACGTAGTTCATCTACATAGGTTAGAAGAAAGGTAATCCTGATTTCTTAGTAGTTTCCATGTTTTCTTTAACAATGTCTACAATCAATGCTCGATCATCGTATGATAGATTGTAACATTCTTCTAATGAAAGACCACCTCTCATATACCAACAGAGTTTTAATAATTCTAACTTCAACGACTTGATTTCACTTTCAAGCCCCTTAATCACCCGCATGGCTTCATCGAGCGGCAGATTAAAGAGCTTTACCCGAAAAAATTTGATGCGTCCAGAACTACGGGTGCTTCAAACTCTGCTGGTGCTCCTTCTTTTTGTTCTTCCTCTGAGGTTTGAACTTTAAAAGGCGGCATAATAAATTTTTCTTTTTGATCTGCCAGTGCCACAATAAACTTATTGAAAAAATCTTTGTCTGAATTTTCTAAAAATTCTTTGATAAACTGTGGATCAGTTACTACACCGTCAGGTGTAACTATTTTAGTGATACTCTGAGCAACTGTGTTTACTGTGATATCTGTAATTTTTTTAAAACTTACTGAAAAATTCTTTTGTTTTTCTTCTTCTGAAAGTTGGTCATTATTGACTATTGAAAATAATCTCTGTTCTTCTAAAGTTTTAATTGAATTCTGAGTGTATTCTTTATAAGTTAGAGGACGTATAAACGCAGTTAAATCGTCACTAATTTTTATTTCAGTATCAAAAACTGCGTTCATTAGTTTGTCTACAACTAATCTTAAATCTGCTGTAAATGTTTTGATAATAGTAGTGTTTGGCAATGTTACGTCTAATTCGATAGTTTCACCATAGGTAGCAATACGAATTGCTATCAGTATAGCATCAACGTCAATGGATGGAACTACCCAGGCGTTTTTAATGTTAGGAATGCAACTTTCTATAACATCAACTGTGGCCTGTCCGTTCATTAAAGCATCAGGAGTTTTGATAGTAATTTCATCTTTGGCAGTCATTGGAAATACCGGATATTCCCCATTGTCTGTTTTTTCTAAGGTTCCTTCTGGATAAAACGATCCCGAACTGGGTAATTTTAGATATAACTTTGGTTGTCGAAAATACTTTTTCAACGGGTTTACTGTTTGATTTTCCATGGTTTAGACTCCAACTAAATATAATGATACACTGCTCAAATTATTTATATGCGCAGTTTTTCATGGAAAAATAAATGCCAGAATTAACCCCTGAACAGATACGACAAGCAGTTGCCCAAGGAATGCGTGATGGTATTAGAGAGAATTCTAGTAGCGGCGGAACATTTGGTGGCACGCCAACTCCGCCTGGAAAATTTACTGCTCCAGCAGTAGCAGGAGCAGTTGACAAAGGAGTCGCAACTAGTGCCGGACTAGTTGAAAAAGCATTTTCAAATACGGCTCCAACACTCTCAGGATTTAGCGGACAATTAGGGGATTTAACTGAAAAAATAGGTACTAAGGGTCTAGGACAAACTGTTAAATCTTTTGGTTCAACCCTTGACAGTAATCTTCAAGTATTCCGAACACTGTCTGGTACTGGTATAGATCTAGGAGAATCACTGATGTCTGCGCAGTTAGCCGCAGGCAAAGCCAGATTACCTTTAGATGTTTTTGGAAAAACTGTTCAACAGAATTCACAATTTTTAGCAGTCATGGGCGGCTCAGCCACTGAAGGTGCTCAAAAATTTGCCAGCGTCAGCGGATTAGTAATGGCTGGAGCAGGAAAGGAATTATCTAGACTTGGCCTTACAATGGACGACATTGCCGAAGGCACTGCTACCTACATGGAAACAATGCAACGTAGTGGATTGGCTAGACGAATGGACGACGCACAGTTGGCTGCTGGTGCCGCTGAGTATAATAAAGAATTAGATAGACTAGCCAAGGCAACAGGGGTATCTCGCAAAGCATTAGATGAACAAAACGCAGCCGCAGCCAGAGATCTTCGTATGCGAAATGCCATGCAGGCATTAATGGAAAAAGATCCTACAGGAAAATTAGCCGCACAAGTTCAAGCAGAAATTGCTAGATTAAAACAAGCCGATCCTAGCGGTAAATTAGCCGCTGGTATGGTTGATAGTATCAGTGCTGGTGGTAATGCTATTACCAAAGAAGCCAGAGAATATCAATTGGCTATGAGACGTAACGGTCAGGACGCGGCTCGTATTACTAAAGAAGTATACGATGGTAATGCTGGATCAGTGGCAGCATTGGTAAAAGCCAATGATGATGCGGCTGCATCAGCAAGAGAAAGATCAAAACAAGATCGTAATTTAGTTGGTGTTTATACAACAATGAACACTGATAATATGATAACAGCGTCTGCTAGACTAGGGCAACTTGGCGACGGTACTGCTGCATTAGCAAAAGCACAAGCAGAACAAGAAGACAAACTAAAAAGTCAAGATCCAACAAGACTAGTAACAAACTTAGATCAAACGCTGACTGAAGTACAGAACAAATTTAAATCTGCTCTTATTGATTCGGGAATATTAGATAAAACTGCTATAGGTATGAATTATGCTGGCGACCAGGCTGTAGAGTTAGCAGATTCTTTTGATAATTTAAAAACTTGGGCAAAACTTACTGCGTTAGGAGGCACAGGAGTAGCCGGTGAAGTAGCAGGAATGGTAGCCGGCGGTGGACTAGCAGCCTATGGCGCTTCTAAAGTATATGACAAGTATCAGCGAGAAAAGGCCGGAGAAACACTGCCGCCTGGCGCAGAAGGACCTACAAGACCAGGAAAAACTTCATTAAAAGCGGCCATGGCCACAGGCAAAGCCGTGCTAAAGAAAACATTTAAATTAGGATTAATTACTTGGGCGTTGTATGAAATTGCTGATGCTACCGGAGTTAGAGATGTTATAGTAGAAGTAGGCAAAGAAGCATTGTTAAAACCTGAGGATGAAAGAGGACCAACTATTGCGCAACGTCGAGCAATGGACGCCGCCAAAGTAGAAAATGCCGCCCGTATACCACCCGAAAGGCCTGCTACTCCTCCTCCTGCTCCGGCAGTGCCTGCTCGACCAGCAACAGAAAGAACACCAGCATCTACATCTGAGGACGCAACAGTTAGACAGCGCCAGGCGGCAGTCAATGCTACGGCTGACACACGTAAGCAAGTTGAAGCTCTAAACGAAGCGGCTAAAAAATCTGATCTTTCTAGTCTAGTATTGCCTGAAAATGTCAGTGTATCTTTAGAAAACGGTAATAACAAACTTAGAGAATTGAAGACTAATATTATGTCAACGTCTTCAGCATTTTCTGAATTAAACAATATTAACATGGACAAACTTACTCAAAGTCTTGTTCAATTAAATGCCAATATGGAAAAGTTAACTCAACAGGGAACTAATCCTATTGACAATAAATCAAAAGGCGCTGAACAATCTCCTACAGCAATGTCAGCACCATCCGATAAAGAGATGTTAGACATATTAAATCAGTTAAATATGAACATGGGCAGAATGGTTTCACAGCAATCAGACGCTGTGGATTATCTAAGTAAAACAGCCAAAAACACTAGGAATTCTGTTGGAAACATGTTATAATAAGAGAAAATATAATGAGTTGGAAAAGACACTTTTCGCCTGTATCAACAGGTAACATTAGCCCAATATCCGGTGCCGGAGGCAAAGCGGGACCTGCTCGCGCGAATTACAGTTCGTACCTTCCTGACGTATATACTGGCAGTCCCAATCGTATTGAACGCTATATGCAGTACGACACTATGGATATGGACAGCGAAGTTAATGCGGCCCTAGACATATTAGCAGAATTCTGTACACAGAAAAACAAAGAAAACAATACACCATTTCACTTATTTTTTAAGAATCGTGCTACTAACAGTGAAATTAAAATTCTTAAAGAGTACTTACAGCAGTGGAGTAAACTACAAAAGTTAGACGGCAGAATGTTCCGTATAGCACGTAACCTTTTCAAATACGGCGACGGATTTTTTGCTAGAGATCCAGAAACTCAAAAATGGTATTATATTGATCCGGGTAAGGTAGTTAAGATTATTGTCAATGAAAGCGAAGGTAAGAAACCTGAGCAATATGTTATCCGTGATCTAAATGTAAATTTAATGGATCTAGTGGTAACTCAGATTAATCCTAACTCAGGAAATCAACAGCCCGGCGGCGCAGCCTATGTTCAAGGCGGCAGTGGTGCTAGAGGCATGGTTGGTAACTTTCCACAGCAAACAGGCACACGTTTTAGCAAAACTCAAAACGAATTTGCCGTTGATGCTAGACACGTTATACATCTAAGTTTATCAGAAGGCCTAGACAACAACTATCCATTTGGCAACAGTTTATTAGAATCAGTATTCAAAGTCTACAAGCAGAAAGAATTGCTTGAAGACGCAATTATCATCTATCGTATACAACGTGCTCCAGAGCGTAGAATTTTTTACATCGACGTAGGTAATATGCCTAGCCATTTGGCCATGGGATTTGTAGAGCGAGTTAAAAATGAAATCCATCAGCGTCGTATTCCAAGTTCAACAGGTGGTGGCAGTGCTATTGACAGTGCTTACAATCCGTTAAGTATCAACGAAGATTACTTCTTCCCTCAGACAGCAGAAGGTCGTGGATCAAAAGTTGAAACACTGCCTGGTGGTACTAATCTAGGTGAAATTGACGACTTAAAATACTTTACCAACAAGTTAATGCGAGCTCTGCGTATTCCTAGCAGTTACTTGCCAACTGGCGCAGATGACAGCCAAGCGGCGTTCAATGACGGCCGTGTTGGCACAGCATACATTCAAGAACTGCGTTTTAACAAGTACTGCGAGCGTTTACAGCAGGCAATGATTGAAACATTTGACAAAGAATTTAAAGTATATCTACACAATAAAGGTGTTAATATTGACTTTAGTCTGTTTGAAATACGTTTCCAAAGCCCACAGAACTTTGCCGCTTATCGTCAAGCAGAACTAGATAATCAGCGTATTTCAACATTTACACAGATGGTAGCACTGCCGTTTGTATCTAAACGATTTGCTCTAAAGAGATTCTTAGGAATGACCGACGAGGATCTAGCAGAAAACGAAAAAATGTGGAAAGAAGAATCAGGATTGGGTTCTGCTACAACTGATGCCGCAGGCGAGTTACGTGGCGCAGGAGTAAGTCCAACAGGTATAGCCGCAGATACTTCAGCAATGGCCGCAGAACAACCAGCACCAGAAGGTATGGCACCTCCAGAAGACGGAGCTCCCGCAGAAGGCGGAGCACCTCCGGCAGCAGGAGCACCTCCGGCAGGCGCCCCAGCATAAATAATATTATGATCCTTAGAGAACTTTTTTATTTTAATAGAGACACTGCTGAACAACAGCAGGATGATCGCTACATTGCTGGTAGAGATACCAGTGTCTTAGAAAAAGATGAAGATACTAGAAAGACTCGTTTGACACTGGGGCAGATCAACGAACTACGCAGAGCCAGTGATCAACACATCAAAGAAACAGAAGCAGAATTAGAATTTATTGCTAGAATGTATGCGGCACCTCCTCCAGCAGGTTGAGATTTCTAAAACTGACCATTTTTAACCGGTTTTGACCGGTTTTTTTATAACTATATTAAATAATATCGACAGCCTTGTGGGCGGTTTTGCCCCATAAAATTATAAAGGAGAACACAAATGACTGATCGCGCAAAGTTCGAGCAGATGCTTGAATATCTAATTAATGAAGATAAATCAAAAGCCGAGGAATTATTCCACGAATTAGTGGTAGCAAAATCTCGCGAAATTTACGAAAACCTACTTGATGATGACATGCAAGTAGATCAACAAACTGACGAAGAGTTTGATTTGGATGAAGTCAGCGATGACAAAGCAGGCGATGCGTTAGATGATCTAGACGTAGAAAATGATAGTGACAAAGACATGGATCCGCCAGAAGAAAAAGAAGAAGGCGATGATGAAGACAACGAACCAGCAACTAAAGATGACTTAGATCTAATGAAACAAGATATCATCGACGCTTTAACTGCTGAATTTGAAACTATGATGAACCCTGAAGCAGGCGGTGAAGGCGATGAAGGCGATATGGACTTAGATATGGGCGGAGAAATGGGCCCAGAAGAAGAGCCAAAAGAAGAAGACTTCGTATTAGAATATGTTGAAAAAGTTTCCCCAGCAAAAATGGGTGACAACGGTGCTAATACAAAAAGCCCATCACTAAACAAGAATACAAAGATGAACAGCAATGGTGCTAAAGCCGTTAATTTCAGCGGTGAAAGCAACAAAGGCGGTACACAAGGTGGATTGGCTAATCCATCAACAAAGGATTTGAATTCTGGTAATGTTAATACACCAGGTTCAAAAAATGCGACAAAACTAAGTGCACAAAGCAAAGGTCATGGCGCAGAGAAGAAAGGTTCCGGTGACAATGGAGCCAATACAAAAAGCACTATAGGTTCTTAATGCGATGAGTTTATACTTACGTGAGAATTTGAGTTTCGACCAAGCCCGGATGGTTGTGGAGTCGGATGGCGCCGACGGCAAAAACATGTACCTCAAAGGTATTTGTATCCAAGGCGGTATCCGTAACGCCAATCAGCGTGTGTATCCTGTGAGCGAAATCGGCAGGGCTGTCAAAACACTAAACGACCAGATCACTGGTGGATATTCAGTTCTCGGCGAAGTAGATCATCCAGATGACCTAAAAATTAACCTAGATCGTGTAAGCCATATGATCACAGAAATGTGGATGGATGGCCCAAATGGTTACGGTAAACTTAAAGTTCTTCCAACCCCTATGGGACAGTTAGTGCGAACTATGTTGGAAAGTGGCGTTAAGTTAGGAGTTAGTAGTCGCGGATCCGGAAACGTCAAAGAAGACGGTTCCGGTGAAGTGTCAGATTTCGAGATTATTACAGTTGATGTAGTAGCTCAACCATCAGCCCCTGGTGCGTATCCAACACCAATTTATGAGCATCTCATGAATACAAGGGGCGGTAGCCAGGCATTTAGAATAGCACAAGAAGTTTCAGGCGATAAAAAGGCACAGCAATACTTAAAAGAGAGCTTGGTGAAAATCATCAAGGGTCTCCAATAACAAGGGAGAATCACATGTTGGATGCGCTAAAATCATTATTCGAGAACAATGTGATTTCCGAGGAAATTAAAGCCGACATCGAGGCTGCTTGGAATCAAAAAATCCAAGAGAATCGTGAACAGGCTACTCAAGAACTTCGCGAAGAATTCGCACAAAAATACGAACATGACAAGCAGATTATGGTTGAAGCAATCGACCAAATGATCACAGATCGTTTAACTGCTGAAATCCAAGAGTTTACAGAAGACCGCGCACAGTTAGCAGAAGCGAAAGCCAAGTATGCTGTGGCAATTCGTGAGCACTCTGGTAAACTAAATCAGTTCGTTATTGAATCATTAGCCAACGAAATTTCTGAACTTCATGAAGATCAGAAAGCAATGGCTGGCAACTTCGCTAAGTTAGAGCAGTTTGTAGTTGAGGCTCTAGCCAAAGAAATCGCTGACTTCTACGAAGACAAGAAAGACTTACACGAAACTAAAGTTCGTTTAGTCAAAGAAGCGAAAGAACAATTTGCTCATCTCAAGAGCAAGTTTGTTAAGACTTCAGCAGAATTAGTTGAATCTGTTGTAACAAAAGGTCTTGAAAAGGAAATTTATCAACTTAGAGAAGATATTGATCAAGCTCGTCAAAACGACTTTGGTCGCAGAATTTTCGAAGCATTTACTACAGAGTATCAGTCTAGCCTACTCAGCGAGAAGAGCGAAACCAGTAAGTTACTCAAAGTAATCGCAGAAAAAGAACAGCAACTCGCAGAAGCTCGCGATGCTATTTCTGAAAAGCAAGCAATCGTTGAAAGCAAACAGCAAGAAATTGCTCGTGCGCAAGAGACTGCTGAGCGTAAAGAAGTAATGGGTGAACTTCTAAATCCTTTGAGCAAGGATAATCAAGAAATTATGTCAGAGTTGTTAGAAAGTGTGCAGACTTCAAAATTACGTTCTAGTTTTGAGAAATACCTACCTGCTGTGCTCAGCGGTAGCACACCGGAGA